ACAAACCAGCACGGGCTGATGCCGCACCTGCTAGTTGACGCGGCAGGCGCACGCGAAGGCAAAGCTCTCGTCCTCGCATCGACCAAGAACGACAATGCCCAGCGGCAGCTTGATGGTATCGACGAGGTTTTGGCGCGCCATCCAGATCCGCTCGCGTCCCCGGAGGCGTGGAGCGCCATGATGGCAGACGCGCTCGCTTCGGAGGGAGTGCCAGTGCCCCCCTACGCCTTGATCCGTGACGTAAACGGCGACGGGGCAGCACAGCTGCTTGGCGGCATGACGGAGGGCCAGATAGCCGATGCGGATCACGGTTTCGCAAACGCCGCCGATTTTCGCGACATGTACATCAACGGTGAGGTCACTCCGGTCGGGACAGCCAAGCTGTTCCTGTGGTCATTCCTGTCACGCGGGGTTTCGCCCTATACGCAGGAAGCGCTATTTATTGACGGGTTTTCCGGCGTCGATGCCTTCATTGACATAGCGGCGCAGGGCCAGTTCAACTACGCGACATCGCGAGCACCCTACACCCAATATGGCGACGATCCGCAGAAGGTGTCGCTGCAGCTCTACAAAAATGCAGCTGCCGCTTACGAAAATCTTCCCGCAAAGGAGAAAGCGCGTAAACGGAAACCGCAGCGTAAAGACGCCGATTTCGTTATAGAGAGCGGCGAGGGCGGCGCGCTGCTGCTGACCTACCAGCAGTGGGCGCGCCTGTCAGCCCCGGCGGGATCTGGGCAGCCCGGGGCTGGCGCGAGCCACAACCTCAACGCGTTCGGCAAGCTGTTCCTCAGTAAGATGTCGGAAGACGCTGGTCTGGGCGACGGCCGGTCCCGCCTGAGTGTCTTGCACGACATGATGTCTGATCCGACCAGCACCGGAAAAGAGGTTCGCCGCCAGTTCCTGCGCATGGGCCAGGGCGTCGGCATTGACAATAAGGTGGTCTCTTTCACCTTGCTGGTCGCTGGCTACAACGACGTGCTTGTCCTTGACCGCGTTCAAATGCGGCAGATGTGGAACGACGGTCGGTTCGACGGCCTTAACCTGTATGACGGGTATAAAGAGAAGGGCAAAACCGTAAACGGCAGCGCGCTGTCCAACCTGACCTACGGCGCACGCGGATTGCTGATTTACGAGGCAATGGAGCGCTCGCTGATGGATCGCATTGCGACGGTCTATCAGGCGGTCGGTAGGCCGGAAGCCGCAAGCATCGGCCGCTATCACTGGGAGACGTGGGTCGCCAGCTCAAACCAAGAGGCGAGCCACGGGACCATCGACGCTATCATCAGCGAGATCAAGGGCAACCCGGACCCGCTGGTCGGTGTCACCGCCAAAGAGGGCGAGTACGGCAGCTACGCCTACGGCGCGCGGTACGGCCGGAGTGGCGCAGGTGGCGCGCCGTACTTCCTTTACGAGGTGCCGCGCGGCGGCTTATACAAGTTTTCTGTACCGGATTTCGTCCGGTTTCAGCAGGAGATCAAAAAGTCGAAAAACGGCGTGGTGCCGAGCGGCTTTAAAGTAACGGAGGGGAATGGAAATGCGCCGTGGTACTTCAGATCAGAAGTCAGTCTCGACGGCCTCAACGCAGTCGCCCGAGCAAACGGGGGAGCGGCGGTCGAGGCCGAAATCCTTGGAGGAGATGATGTCGCGGATGGCCGCGACCAAGACATATCCGATAGACGTGCAGCCGATCAGCCCGGCCCTGCTTGGACAGAGTTTGAGCAGCCCGCCGTCGAGCCCGGAGGAACAGGAAGCTATTCGGGCGGAAGCCTTGCGCCGCTCGAAGGTGCGCCAAATGTCGTCGGGGCGTCTGGCCCCGACCCGGAACTCGTCGCCGTCGCCGAGCGCTACGCCGCCGACAACGGAATAGACCTTCGCCGACAGGCGGAGTTCGTCGAGGTCGACCCCGAGCGGGCGGCGCGGATCGCGCAGGCTTATGAGGAGATGGAGCACGCACCGCAAGATCCGGCGGTGCAGACGGCCTATGCCGACCTGATCGCGCAGACCCTTGCGCAGTATCAGGCCCTCGTCGACGCGGGCTACAGCTTCACCTTCTTCGACAGCGAGACTGACCCTTACGCGGGCAACCCGTGGAACGCCATGCGCGATCTGCGCGCCAACAAGACGATGGCGGTCTATGGCACCTACGACGGCTACGGAACCGAAGGCCTGACGCAGGGGGCGGTCGACGCCAACCCGATGCTGCAGGATACAGGGCTTGTCTGGAAAGACCAGAACGATGTAGACCGCCCAGTCACGGCCAACGACTTGTTCCGCGCGGTGCATGATGCTTTCGGTCACGGGATCGAAGGCGCGGGGTTCCGGGCACGCGGTGAGGAGAACGCGTGGCAGGCTCACGTTCGTCTCTTTACTGGGTCGGCTGTCGCGGCGATTACGAGTGAGACGCGGGGTCAGAACAGCTGGCTCAACTACGGCCCTTACGGGGAGCAGAACCGGACAGCTGGGGTGGAAGACACCGTCTTTGCTGACCAGAAGACCGGCTTGATGCCGGAATGGACATGGGCAGAGGGCCGCGCAGGCGATGCCTCAACACAGGAGCAGACCAGTGAGCAGCCAACTACCCTCTTTGAGCAAGGCATCGTTCCAACACCTGAGCAGCTTGGTGCAGCAAGCCGAGGCGGCCGGGCCGAAACAGCCCCAGACGCAGGAGCTACCACAGCCCCGCGTGGGGACGCCCAGCAGCAAGTAAGCCCAGCCGACCTCGCACTTCTCGAAACCCAAGAGGGCGCGCAAGAGTTCTTTGCCCGCCCCGGCTGGGGGGTGGTTACCGCAAGCCTCGCGCTACCAGACGACGAGTTCTATCGAAACCAGCGCGAAAACATCCCGGCCCTGTACGCCATCTCGGAACGACGTCAGGCGGATCGGAACACGACGGAAAACGCGCGGATGCAGCAGCAGCTGGACGCGCAGGGCATCCCGTATGTCGTCGTCGAAGGTATGTACAAAGGTGCCGCAGATGGCACCAGCTTCCTGATCTTCGCTGACGAGGCCGTCGTGTTCGATCTGGGCCGCGCCTACGGTCAAGAGAGCGTGCTGACTAGCAACGGGTTGACCTTCACTCAGGAGCCGCAGCCAAACATCCGCCCGACTGGCGCGGTGCAGGTCGGTGCCGAGGCGCAAGGTCAAGAGTTCTTCTCAGTCCTACCCAGCGGCCAGTCCGTGAGCATGGCCCTCGACTTCGGTGGCAGTGGGGCTGGCGTCCCGCAGATCCCGCAGGGGTACACCGTAGATCCGACCCGGCCACAGCTGCCCGTCCGTCCTGACGGACTGGTCGAGCTGTTTCATTGGAGCGGCGCAGAGCGTACGACGGTCGATCCTGCGTTTGCAGGCACCGGCCCGCTGCGTGGCGAAGAGCGCAGCAGAGGTGCTCGCCTGTCGTTCTATGGCATCAACCCGCGTGACGGCGTACGCGATCAGGGTACTGGCTACGTTAAGGAGAGCGGCCTCGGCTCAGTCCAGCACGTCGCCTTTGTTGACCCCCAGCGGCTGTACCCGTGGTTTGAAGACCCTGACGGATTGGTCGCAGGTAAGGATCAGAGCGCAGCCGAGGCTGCAATCAAGGCGGCCGGTTACCTCGGTCACTACACTACAGAAGACGGGAGCGGTCGGGCACCGCTGGGCAACGTGGCGGCGATCTATGAAGCCCTGCCCGTGCAGGCGTTACCCGCACCTACACCAGTATTTGAGCAGCCAAAGCCGGGCCCGCAGACGCCAACCTCTGGCGCTGTCGGCGCACCGCGTGGGAGCTACACACTGCCCACGAATGCGGACCCAAGAAACTTGATCAAGCTCTCAGCGCAGGCAGACCCCTCGACCTTTGTGCATGAGGTCGGGCACATGTTCCTGTTCCAGATGGTTCGGGATCTGGCCGATCCGCGCCTGACGGCGGAGGGCAGAACCCAGATCGAGGCGCAGATCAGTGCGACCCGAGCGTGGTTTGGCAGCAATGCCGATCAGGCCCTGTCGGAACTAAAGGCCATAGCCAAGAGCACAGCAAAGCGGGCAGCCGCTGCACCAAACAACGAGCAGCTGCAGCGCCGCGCAGCCCGCCTCACCGCTGCCGTCTCCCGGGCAGAGGCTGGTGGTGGTGCCGCCTACATGGAGCGGGTAGCCGCGACCTTCCTCGACCCGACTGGCGTTGGATACGATGAAGCTGCAGAGCTCGTATTTCATGAGCAGTGGGCGCGCGGCTTTGAGGTATACCTTGGGACGGGTAGCGCGCCGAGCGCAGAGCTTCGGTCGGCCTTTGCCCGGTTTGCCTCCTACATCACCGACATCTACAAGAGCCTGCGCCGCCTGAACGTCACGGTATCACCCGAGATCGCCGATGTGTTTGATCGCCTGCTGGCGACCGAAGAGGCGATCACGCAAGAGCGCCGAGGTGCGACCTACCAGATCTCTCCGGGCGTCCTTGCTGGTGCTACGCCAGCCGAGGCAAACGAGCTGCGCAAACTCTCCGCAGAGGCAGAGACTGAGGCCCGAGACCTCATGGCGTCTCGAGTTGAGAACAGCCTGCGGAAAGAGGCCCGGGACGCACGTCGAGCCCGGCGGGAGGTCTTAGCAAACGAGATCGCAGAGCAGGTCGCACTAGAGCCAGTGCACGCGGCGGTGACCATCACCAAGACCGGCGTCATGCCACGCGGGACCAAGACCGGTACGGGGAAGATTAGCCGCGAGGAGTTCGTGGCCGTCTTTGGTGAACCGGCGCTGGCCCGCATGCCGAAGGGTATGGTCTCTGGTAAGGTCCGCCCAGCCAACGCCATCCCGCTCGGTGATCTGGCCACTTTGTCTGGGTTCCCGGACATGTACGCCATGATCGACGAACTCACGAGCGACGCATACAAGCCTGCAGCAGAGGTCACCAAGGATCGGGTCGACGCTGCCATGGCACAGGAGTTTGGGCAGGACGTAGACCCAGAGACCCTGCGCACGAAGGCTGTAGAGGTCGTCAACAACACCAAGTTCCAACAGCTCCAGCAGCTCCAGCTCCGCATCCTCCGCCGGTTGTCGGGTACTGCTCTGGCTCGACTGGCTCAGCGGCAGGCAGAACAGCAGGGTGCCCCACCGGCAGCGGCAGACACTGCCGCTGCCGCTGCTGCCCAGACAGAACAGACCGCAGCCCAGACGCCGCAGGAGGGTATACAGGCGGCCCTCGCGAGGATCAGGGCAGATGTGCAGCGCACGGCCAACGCCAGCCAGCGTCGAGCTCAAGGTGCCGCACGGAAGCAGACAGCAAAGATCCGGTTGGGCATGGACCCCGCCGCGATCACAGAAGCAGCCAAGCGCTACATCCAAGGGATCAAGGTCAAAGACGTCACGCCAGCCAGATACATGCAGGCAGCGAAGCGCCTGACGGCCAAGATCGAGCGCGCCATTGCTGATCGGGATTACACCGCTGCGGCCTCTTTGATGGAGCAGCGCGCGCTGAACCTTGAGGTGGCTAAGCAGGCCGCCGTAGTTCAGAGCAGTGTGGAGCAGCGCCGCCGCCGGTGGCGTGAGGTCACTGCCAGATCGGACAAGCGGCTAGCACAGAACTACTCGATGGACTGGTTCAACGCGATCCGTCTTTTGCTGGAGCCCTTTGGTCTCGGTAGGAATACCCCGCGAAACTACGACCCCGCCATCGCTCTGGCCAGCCTGCAGGGCGTCGAGCCCACCCTCTTTGCCGAGATCCAGTTGGCCCTCACCGGGTATGGCCCGCGCGCCCGAGCGGCACAGCAGGCGAACCCAAACAACCCGTACAAGGATCTGACGGTCACGGAGATCAACGAAATCTTTGATGCGGTGACTGCCTTCCTAGCCAACGCCAGAGATAGTCAGGGTATCCTTGTTGAGGGTCGCCGGGTCGCGTTTGAGGCGATTGCTACCGAGGTGGACATCAATGTAAGCCAGCGCAAGCAGGTCCAGAAGCAGGCTAGAAAGCAAGAGCGCGGCCGGGGCAGCCGCAGGTTCCGCGAAACCAGCCGCCAACTCGGTGCCTTCAAGGCAAGCCTGCGTCGGGTCGAACAGTGGGCGCGAGACTTTGACAATGGCGACCCTCGCGGGCCTCTGACCCGGTATCTCGTCCGCCCTGTGATGGATGCGGTTGACCAGTACATGGTCGCCCGCAGAGGGCCGCAGGAAGCCCTCGCCGCCCTGATTAAAGGGCGCACTGACTTGATGAGCGTCAAGCCGATCCGGGCCACCGAGCTGGAGGGCTACACGTTCCAGACCAAGGGCGAGCTGATCATGGCCTTGTTGCACACAGGCAACTCGAGCAACCGGCGGAAGCTACTCCTTGGCGGTGCCACAGATGTGGAGACCGGCCGCAAGTATGTGTGGGGCGAGGACGTCGATGGCGATCTGAACACGGCGAGATGGGATGCGTTTATCGCTCGGCTGTTCGCGGATGGCACCCTCACCAAAGCAGACATGGATCTGGTGCAGGGGATCTGGGACATATTCGACAGCACCAAGCAGCAGGCTCAGGCAGCCCACAAGAAGATGTACGGGTACTACTTCACCGAGGTTATGCCAGAGCCGCTGTCTACGCCGGTCGGTGTCTACGCTGGTGGCTATGCGCCCGCGATCACTGATACCATGATGAACCCAGACGGAGACCGCTTTGAGGCTGAGGAGGTTATGTCTCAGCAGTCCAATGCCGCGATGTTCCCGGGGGCAGAGAAGGGGTTCACCCAGTCTCGCGTGGAGTACAACCAGCCACTCGACCTCGACCTCACCCGCATCCCTGCACACTTTGATCGGGTCATGAAGTTCTCCTACCTTGGCCCTGCAGTCAGGCAGGCGGCGCGCTTGGTAACAAATAGGCAGTTCCGGGCCGCCATCGCCCCGGGCAGCCCTGACGTGATCGACGTCGCAGTCATTCCGTGGCTACAGCGCACAGTGCAGCAGCGGGTCACCACGCCACCGACTAGCCGTGGCTGGTCCGGGCTGTCTACGGTGGCGGCAGCCATTGATCGCCGGGTCGGTCTCCACATCATGGCAGGCAACATAGTCAACGCGGCACAGCAGATCACCGGCTTTCCGGTCGCTGCTGCGCGCATCCCTGCACGGCACTTGGCTGTTGCTGCCACCCGGTGGCGGGTCAACACCCAATCCGCGCGGGCTTACATCCTCTCGCAGTCCCCCTTTATGGAGGATCGTTTGACTGGCGGGATGAACGAGGCCAGCATCGCGCTGGAAAACATCCTGACCGAACCCGGCCTGCTGAACAAGGCGCAGAACTCGGCAATGCGCTACGGCTATTTCGCGCAACAGATCGCGCAGAACTTGGTCGACCCGACGGTATGGCTGGCAGCGGAGCGGCACGGCATGGAGGTGGTGTACCCTACCGCATATGCTGACGCGCTGGCTCGCACAGGCGATGAGGCCGCCGCAGACACCGCAGCTCTGGCGGAGGTCGTCGCCTATGCGGACAGCGTCGTGCGCGACACACAGGCTCCGCTCAGGCCCAGCGACGTCTCTGGCATCGAGGCATCCTCGCCGCTCGCCCGCCTGTTCCTCAAGTTCTACTCGTACTTCAATGCGATGGGGAACCTGCTGGTGACCGAAAAGAACATCGCGATGAACAGCGACATGGGCTGGTCAGGTCGATATGGCCGGTCCTTCTACGCCTACCTGATGATCGTCACGATCCCGACCATCGTCGCGGAAAGCATCGCGCAGCTGGCGCGCAGCGGCTTCGATGATCTGGAGGACGAAGACGAGCGCGATCAGCTGATGTTCGAGCTGCTGATCGGGTCGCAGATCAAAACCATGGCAGCGATGGTGCCTTTTGCTGGATCGGTCGTCAGCACCGCCTACGGGATCGCGGTGACCGACCAGATTTACGATGACCGCATCAGCCTGTCTGCCGGTATCGGGGTCACAGAGAGCACCTTGCAGGGCGTCATCCGCCTGATCGCAGCTGCGATAGACCCCAACACAGATGTGGAGACCCAGCGCGCAATCAAGACGACGCTCGACGCCATGGGCCTCGCGCTTGGCCTGCCGACCAACTGGGCATCCAAACCGATCAGCTACGCCATCAGCGTCAAAAAAGGCGACAGCCGCCCAGAGGGGTTTGTCGACATCATCCAAGGCGCGCTCACAGGCAGAGATGGAACCGACCGATGATTGATGATATAAGGGTAGGCAAGGAGAGCTCGACATGACGATTACCGCCCAGACATCGAAGTCAGGACCGTACAACGGCAACGGTTCCACGACGGTGTTTTCTTACACCTTCAAGGTGCTCGACGAAGAGCATCTGATCGTCACGCTGCTGGCGGCTGACAAGATCACCGAGACCGTCAAGGTGCTCGGTACAGACTACACTGTGACCGGGGTCGACAACCCGAACGGTGGCCAGATCACCATGGTGGTGCCGCCTGCCACTGGCGAGGAGCTGGTCATCACCCGGGCCGTCCCGCTCGAGCAGGAGATCGATCTCGAGAACCGTCGCGCAGTCAACCCGGAGACCCTAGAAGAGGGTCTGGACCGGCTGACCCAGATTGCGCAGGATCAGCAACAGCAGCTCGACCGGTCTATCAAGGTCGACCTGTACGAGGAAGCCGATCTCGACCAGCTGGTGCTGAACATCAATAAGCTGGCACCGCTGGATCAAGAGCTGATCACCACAGCAGGGATCGCCGATGAGATCGTCACCGTGGCAGGCATCGATGCCGACGTCACGACCGTGGCTGGCATCGCAGATGATGTCAGCGCGGTGGCCGCGATCGACACCAAAGTGGTCATCGCTGCGGACAACGTGATCGACATCACGAACTTTGCCGATGTGTACTATGGCCCGAGCGCGACCGACCCGACCACCCGTAAGGACGGCGCACCGCTGCAGACCGGTGACCTGTATTACAACACCGTCGAGGATAAGTTCCGGGTGTATAGCACTGGCGGCGGCTGGCAGCCGTTTCAGACGCAGGGCGTGGCACGCACCTTCTACGTCTCGATGACCGGTGACAACACCAACAGCGGCACCTCGACAGGCGCACCTTTGGCCACCATCAATGCGGCCCTGACCAAGGCTGCAGTCGGCGGTGCATCCAACATCGTGATCGTCCATCCGGGCGAGTACGAGGTCCAGCCTGACACCGAGATCCCTGCCAACTGCGCGCTGTACGGCTATGACCTGCGGGTCACCAAGCTGAGCCTGCCGGACGGTCAGGAAGAGAACAACATGTTCTTGATGAACAGCGGCATCAAGGTTCGCGGGTTCACATTCAGCGGGCTGCAGCACGACGCGTACGACTTCGACCCAGCGACCAACAGCTTTGCCCCGCCCACCAAAGGCTGGGCTTTTGTGTTCAAGCAGGGTGCCTTGATCACTCGATCCCCCTACATTGCAGACTGCTCCCAACTCCACGGTCTGACCCAATCACAGATGGTGCTGCCGATCGATCGGGAAAATGGAAACCCGGACATGCCGCTCGGTGGTGGGAACCTGTTGGCCGACGGTTCCGTGCTCGACGCCGACAGCCCGCTCCGGTCCGTTGTCGTGGACAGTTTCACAGCGATCAACCCGAACGGCATCGGCTACGCCATCACCCGCAACGCCTTCGTGCAGCTTGTATCAGTGTTCACGAACTGGTCCCGCGTCGGTCTGTGGAGCCACCAAGGTGGGCAGGTCACCGTCGCGAACTCCAACAGCACCTTCGGCGACTATGCTCTCGCGGCTACTGGATCCCGGAACGCAATTCAGCTTGAGGGCGTCCCCAACCCCGCGAATATCACTGAGCAGGACGCGTCGGCTGGGATTATCGACAGCCAGTTTGAAAGCATCGTTGCTGACCTGATGGCGCGATACGCCACCCTTCCGGGCTGGAGCGCATCGTACGACGAGCTTGCAGAGCGCGATACGAGAACTATCCTCCGGGCGCTCGCCAACGACCTGCGGTCTGGGCAGGATCGGGCGACCCAGTATGTGATCAAGGGCTTCTTCGACTGGAATGCAAACTTTGCCTTCAACTCGGCGCTGGTTCCCATATTTTCGGCCTCTTGGGATGAGATAGAGGCTGAGCTACTGGAGCGTTTCGCCGTCCCGACCGCCAAAACAATGATCACTGAGCTAATCGGCTTCATGAAAGAAGTAGTCGCCGATGTCGCTCTCAATGGTTCGGGCAGCCAATACATCGTTGCGTTTCCATCAGTGGTTGAAGCGACTGGTCAGCAGCTTAGCTACGCCGGGTCGGGGGTCAACTACAACTCTCTGCCATACTCTCAACGCGGAACTGGCGAAGCGCCAAACCCAGCTTCGTCAATCATTGAGAATGGAGGTGGTCGGGTCTACGCCACTTTCTCGACTGAGGTGGGCGACACTTATCTCGGGAAAGACCTGCGTGTAGATTTCGAGCGCAGCACGATTGAGGGTCAAGCGTTCTCGCGCGGTGTCCAGAACATTGCACTTCCACTCATCATTGCTCTTGGAGCTTGACACATGGCCACATCAGTCATCACTACCCCCCGCCCCCCGCTCAACCTCTTCGAAGTGGTTCGCGTCGCTATCACTGACGCGATCACAGAGGTTTACGACGTTCCCGAATATCTGATCCCTGCTGACGGCCCCAACCCCGCGCAGACGATCAAGACGGCAGCGATCATCAGCAACCTAATTCTGACGAATGGGACAGCCAGCGCGATCACAGCGGCCATCTCAGTGAAAGATGCAGCGGATGTGACCCACGTCATAACTTCTGGTGAGACCATCCCGGCTTCCGGTTTCGTGAGCGTCGATCTGGACAAGCACGTCCTCGTCACGGGGGACCGTTTCCTGATCCAGTATTCTACCGGGGCCGTTGGTGTCGCCCACCTCAGCTTCGTGCTAAATCAGCGCGAGCAGTTCACGATTATCATCTAACGAGGAGCTTTCCCATGCCCATCACACTGACTGAAACCTCGCTCAATGCCTCGGTGAACAGTGTTGCCGGAACCTTTGACGGCGGCTCTGTTCAGTTCAAGGCCGGAGCGACGGTGCTTGCTGAACTCACCTTGGCCGCTGATGTGTTTCCAGCAGCCGCCTCCGGCTCAACGACCGCGACGACCACGAGTGATCCAACCCTCGGGGTGCCAGTCGTCGCAACGGGTGCCGTCACCGCAACAGGGACGTGCGACGGCTTCACCATCCTCAACAACTCGGATCAAGCCATCCTTTCGGGCACCGTCTCGGTTGTCGGCGGGGGCGGCAGTTTCGAGCTGAGCCAGACAGAGTTTTCCTCGGGCGACTTGCTGGTGATCTCGACCGTGATCTATTCTCAACCAGCCACAGGAGCCTGATAGATGGCCACCTTCGTGAACAGGGCATACGTCGAGACGGCGACCACGGGGACGGGGACAATCACGCTGGGTTCCGTGAAGGCGGGCTACCAGAGTTTCGCGGATGCTGGCGTGTCGAACGGCGACGTGGTGCGCTATGTGATCGAGGACGGCAACGAGTGGGAGATCGGGCAGGGCACTTATTCTTCCACCGGTCCGACACTCACGCGAACGGTGAGTGAAAGCAGCAACGCGGACGCAGCCCTCAACCTGTCAGGCTCGGCGGTGGTGTTCGTCACGGCGGCGGCTGCGGACATCATGAACCCGACCAATCCTGTCGTCACAGCGGGGACGATCACAGAGGATGTGCACACGCTGAGCGGCACGAGCGTTTCCTTGGAGCCTGACAACGGGTCGATCCAATCGCACACGCTGACGGGCAGCACGACCTACACTGACGGATTTTCTGCTGGTCAAGCCGTCACGTTGATGATTGACGACGGGACTACCTACGCGATCACATGGCCGACGATGACTTGGGTCAACAACGGTGGCTCTGCACCCACGCTTGCGACCACTGGCTATACGGTCATTGCGATCTGGAAGGTCGGCACAACGCTCTACGGCGCGCTGGTCGGGGACGGTTCCTGATGCTGTGGCACAAGGCTCAAGGTGCGGGCGGGACCGTTGGTGGTGGGGTTAATCCGTCATTTGACCTCTCCATTGCTCCTCCGCTGTACAGTGCGGTCTTCGCTGTCGGGGAAAAGTACGTCTACTTTACTGAGCCTGTTTACCCGAACAGTACTGACCCGAATGCTGAACGCTACCGGGTTTCGGCTATTGACGTCTCCACAGGTTCGCCGGGCGCTAAGGTCGCTGTGCTCGATCAGGTCGATGGTTCTGTTATCTCCTCTCTCAATGTGGAGATTGCTGCTTTCGTTCTAACAACGGGGGAAGAAGCTGTCGCAGCGGCGATCTATGACAGCAACGAGAATAGACAGTATCTTGCGGTCAACACCCCGGAGGAAGTGGTCAACGAGGGGGATCAGTACCTCTTAAATCTGGGAACCGGGTCCAGCAACGTCAGGAATAACGTCGCCTCCGCAGGTGAGTGGGTGGCGTATTTCAGCCACGCTAATGACCGGATTTCTGCGCGCCGCTTCCGCCTAAGTGACAATAGAGTGCAGCTAGTACAGCAAAAGAATGTCTCTGTCAGCAATATGAACTACGACCAAGGGCTGGCAATAGAGAGCACGGGAACCTATGCCTACATCACATACAATAATACGGCAATCGGGGCTTTTATCACTGCTGTAATCAATCTGAACACGGGGGCCGAGACCGACAGGCACGTGTTTTCGGCTTATCCCGGCATCGTGAACCTTTCCCAGCACGTTCGTGACGGCAAACTCTACATGTCCTCCACTAACTACGCTCATGTCTTCGACGTGTCTACACCGGGCAGCATCACGCACATCAATTCGGTGACTCTCGCCAGCACGGTATACTCCTACGCCACGGACGAAAAATTGTATGTGACGAATAGACTTAACTCGTCTTACGAGGTGTTCGACATACTCACTGGATCGTCTGAAGGGATTGTTCCAGCTACACCGGATGGCGACTGGAAGGGTACTTTCGTCAATACCCCGGCGGACGTCAGGGGCCAGTACATCTTCATGCCCGAGAACAACACGACCAAGATTTTCGACGCGTCTGATCTGAGTAGCTTGTCGCTGGTGGGGAGCGCCGGGTACGCCAGCATTAGGATCGAAGAGATAGCTGTAAGCGCGGACGGAAACACGCTCTACGCTTTTGAAGCAGACGCTACGAACGGTCTGCTGACTTTGGCGAAGTATGACGTCACGAACAAAGCATCCCCCGCACTCCTGGGTCGGACGGGCGATCTAACTGTGAGCGAGGGGGTTTTGAACTATTACGTCGGGAAACCAGTAATTGATGGCAACCTCCTTTACACAACGCTCCAACCAACTTCTAACACGACTAGACTGTACGTGTTCGACGTCAGCGGCAGCACTCCGACAGTTGTGGGGAGCGTCGATTTTCCGTCCACGCAACTCTACGCCGACCAAGTGCTGAAGTACGGAAACTCTGTGTTTGCCTTCGGATACAGATATGCTTGGGAAGTTGACGTCACGAACCCCGCTAGTCCCTCGCACCTCACTACAAATACGTCCGAGTGCAGCGCGGTCCTGCTCGATGGAGACTATCTTTACACCGTTTCTACCTCGAACGGAGCTGGTTCTGGTGGGGTCTACTTCGAGGTCTACGATCTGGCGGGCCGCACTCCGGGAAGTGCGCTGTCACCAATCGCATCTCTCTATACCGGAGTTACTGTGTACAGCATACAAATTCCGGTTGCCTACTGCATAACCAAGGTCGGCGACGAGGTATTCACCACAATACCGAACAGCTACGAGTGCGCGATGCTTAGAGTTGACGTGTCTACCCCCAGCGCGCCAGCCTTCGTATACGCGTCTGGGACCAACTCCTACGGTCGCTCAGCATTCAATACGTCGGGGGTGGCTAGGACATTCCTCCTGCACCCAGACGGTGAGACGTTCACAACACTGGGCGCTCAAGGTTTCGGCGCAGCGAAGTGGAACCGGGTGACAGGTCTGGTTGATCAGTCCGTCATCGACACGGGGGCTCTTGGGCTGGAGCCGAGAGCCTTCGCAAACTCCACGAAACTGATTACACTTTCGTGGTCCGGCAGGATCAGCATAGGAGACTTGTAGATGCACGTGAGAGTAACAAACGGCCATCCCGAGAATTACACAATCGGGCAACTGCGTCGTGATAACCCGAATACCTCGTTCCCGAAGACGATCCCAGATGCTTTGCTCGCCGAGTATCGGATTTATCCGGTGACAGTTCTACCCCAGCCAACTACGGCAGAGTGGGAGGTGGCTACGCGCACTGATCTGCCGACGCTGGTTGACGGTATCTGGACCCTCGGCTGGACGGTTACACAGGTTCCAGAAGAGAAGGTGGAGCGGTCTGTTCGGGATCGGCGTGACAGGCTGCTCAGCCAAACTGACTGGATGGCCCTGACCGATAACACGATGACCCAGCCGTGGGCTGACTATCGTCAAGCCCTGCGGAATGTGACTGACCAAGCTGGGTTCCCTTACAATGTAACTTGGCCGACGAAGCCGGAGTAAGTTAGATGCTTGGGTTCAGACCGCTTGCTGATGCACCGACCGGGGGTTCCGCTGCGGACCCCACGATCATCTACGCCGACGGCGATCTGATCGCGGCGGGTCACACCTTTGCTGGTACGACTTCATCAACCGACACGATCTACGCCGACGGCGACCTGAGTGCTGCGGGTCACACCTTTGCTGGTACGACTTCATTAACCAACACGATCTACGCCGACGGCGACCTGAGTGCTGCGGGTCACGTGCTAGGTGCCGCAGGGTCTATCTCGGAAGTGGTCTACGCCGACGGCGATCTGAGCGCGGCGGGGTCTGCGCTCTTCGGTTCGGACTTGTTCCGCCGCGAGATTGTATCACCGCGCCCACCGCTGAACCTGTTCGAGCGTACTTACAGGTCCACTGATGTTCGGGTTCTTGGTGGGTGGACCTACATCATGCAGCCTCCGACGTACTTGGTTCCAGATGAACTCTCTGCCGGTGTGTTTTCTGAGCGTGAAGTTCGGTATATTCTCACCGCCCTGTCCTTTCATGGCGACCCCGCAGACGTCTCGATTAAGATCGTCAACTTCGACGACCGCACGAGCAGGACGCTGGTGGAAAACCTGTTCGTACTAAGTGGATCAAGGTACACCTTTCCGGCAGCGCGATTTGTAATGAAGAGCCAAGATGCGTTGTTCGTCAAAGCCACACCCGGAGCTGAACTGACAGTCTCGGTCCACTACGTCGCGAACCAGAGAGAGGTATTCTGATGGGTCCGCTCTGGGAAGCAACGCGCGATCTGCACCACAAGGCTGAGGGCCACCCCCTCGCCAAGCGGATGGTCGACGGTTCGATCACTGCGCAGGATTGGTGCGACTGGCTGCACGCCCACTGGGTCATCCAGCAGGCCATCGACCCGCATCTGCCCGCCCACGTCCGCCGCACGGACGCGCTGGCGCAAGATCTGCTTGAACTGTTGCCGGTGTTCCCGGCGCTGTCTCCGGCAGCTTCCGGCTTCGCGCGGTCGCTAACGGATCCGGTC